ATGTGCTAACTGTCATAGAATTATACACGCGGAGGAGAAAGAATAATGCCAAGAGAACAACGAACACAATTAAATAAGAGAAGAGGTACTGAGGTACCTTTAGGTAAATATGGATCAGGTAGAACAAAAACAGTTAATATGCCTGCTGTTGCTCCAGTTAAATCAGATGGTGCTAAATTAGCAGAATCATTAGGTATGGTTGTAGAGACGGGTATGAAAGTATATCAGATGGATCAAGCTACTAGAAAAGAGAAATCACAACTACAAGTACAAGCGGAAAAGAGTGAGTGGGTATCTATATTAAATAACTTAGGCTCAGCTGAAGAAAGAGCTCAATGGGTAGAATCTAAGATGCATAGTCTTAAAGGCCCTGATGTAGATGAGAATTATAGAAATGCTGCTATTGGTGCTCTTAATCCTTTCTATACTAAGTATATACCAGAAGCTAAACGTGAGTTTAATGAAGGTCTTCAAGGTAAAGCTACTAATATAACTGTAGGATTACTTGAAGAAGGTACATTTAATATAGCTAACCTACAAGCATCACCTGCATTTGCTAGAATGGATAACAACTATAAGCATACCGCTATTACTAATGGTATCACAGCACATTATACTAATGCTATTGCTGGGGCTTCTACTGTTGAGGAATTATATACACTAGAGACACAAATGAAAACTACATTAGCTGAGTATAATAAGAGTCCTTACTATGGTGGTAGTGCTGCTAAGAGTGCATTAAACCTAAAGACTAAGATGACTAAAGCCTTAACTACAGGTCTCTCTACTCAAAGAACAGCCTTAGGTAAAGTAGCTACAGATACTATTGAGAACTTAAAAGCTAAGAATGCTACTTATACTGATGTAGAACAAGCGGTTAATACTCACCCTACAATGAGTAAGTTAGATAAAGAAACAGAGCTAATTAAATATAAAGCAGTATCTGATAAGTTCCAGAGAACAGAAGAATTTAAACAAGATTTTAATGTACATAATTCAAGTAATAATGTTAAGTACTCAGGGCTTAATGCTGATGAGAAGAAAGCAGCTGATGCTATTATTCAAACTAATCTAGATTATGCTCAAAATAATAGAGCTTGGAATTCATTCGCATTAACAGCTACAACTAATGAAATAGTAGGTAAGACTAGGATGAAGACTACTTTTGGTAGTTGGCAGGCTGATAGTGAGGACACTATAGGTAAGAATCTAACTATGTATAAAGAACTAAAAGATGTTGAACATGGTGGAAGAGCCTTAACATTCTTATCACCTGATACATTAGCTTTCTATAGTTTATTAGATACTAATCCTAATATGGATGTAGAGATGCTTAGAGGTAGTTTATTAGCTTCTAAAGAACAGAATGCTTACTTTGGTGATAGTAACTCACAGCAGAGAAAGAATAGAAAAGACTTAAGAGAACTAAAAGAGAACCTTGCCCCTTTCGAACGTAATGTTGCTGATAAGTTATTTAAGATATATAGTAATAATATGGATGCAGATGATGCAGTTGATATGGTAGAGAAACACTACACATCATTAAATACACAGGAAGGTGACGAAGGCATGACATTCAGAGGCTTTGCACCATCTATTGTTAACTATGCAGAAGATGGACTAAAGAATTATATCTTTAAAGAAGCTGGGATAGATACTAATAATCTTCATGTATCAATGGAAGCTGGTGAAATGACTATATATGATGCTAAGAACCCATTAATGCACGCAATCAGAATGCCCTATAGTAGTTTTGTAGAGACAGTGGCTTCTCTTAAAGCTAAGGAAGTTAGTGTAGGTATGGATATTGGAGCAGGTGGAATAACATCCGCTAAGAAACAAGCATTTACTAATAGCATGAGGAATCCTTATTATGATGATTATGATGAGAGCTGGATTGGTAAGATGTGGTATGGACAAGATACAGGAGAAGGTATGGTAGATAATAATTTTTTAAGAAATCAAGAAGGTGGTTATGTACAAAGAGCATACGTACCTACGTCAAAAGGTAAGGTACTTGGACACTCAGGTGTAACTATTGGAGCAGGTGTAGATCTAGGACAATGGGATGTAGCATCACTTAAAGCTGCTGGTATATCAGATAGAATTATTAATCAAGTATCTCCTGCCTTAGGTAAACAAGGTAATGAAGCAGTAAATATAGCTGCTCGTATGAGACCAATGTCTAAGCAGGATGTAGTAGAACTTACAGATAAAGTACATAATCATAATGTAGAACAGATAGGCAAAGCTTATGGTGCTGGATGGGAACAACTAACTAGAGGACAAAGAACAGTTATAGCTTCTGTAGCATTACAATACGGTATACAAGGGATACAAGGACATAACTTCTGGACACAAGTAAAAGAAGGTGAATGGGATAAAGCATTAGCTAACTTACGTAACTACCAGGATAAATATCCTTCAAGACGTAATAGAGAAGCTGACTTATTAGAGAAGGAGTAGTAGATGGCATTTAATTATGATAACATAGAGAGTGAGTTTTCAAAAGCTCCTCTTCTACCAGAAACACAAGAACAAGATCCAGACTATGGGTTTGGTGATTTAATCGTCGATGGTCTACAGGCTACATTTCCATTTGTACAAGCAGTTAAACATCCTATGCACAGTAGTGATGAAGCTTATGATGCGGAGTTCGATAGAGAGGCTTGGTATAAGGAAGTATATCCTACATTGCCTGATGCTACTAGAGCTGCTGTTGATGAGATGGGAGGCGCTAGAAGCCAGACATTCGTAGATACTATAACTACTAGACAAGAAGATGAACAAGATATACAACAACGTATGTATGATTATGGTGGACTACCTGCTTCAATAGGAGCACAGATGGTAGGTTCATTACTTAATCCTGTAGATTGGGCTATTGCCGCTGCTACATTTGGTACTGGTAAATATATTACTACTGCTAATATGGTTAGGAATGTTACTAATAAGTATCGAAAGACTAGTGCCGTAGTTGCTGGTGCTATAGAAGGTGCTGTAGGTGGGTACGTAAGTGAAGCTGTTAGGCAGAATACTGGTGGTATCTATGATGAAGATGCTAGATATGATGTTACATTATTTGGTACGGTATTAGGTGGTACATTAGGTGCTAGTGGATGGGTTAAGTTCTTAAAGGAACAAGACACTAATACTGCTCATAGTATCCTTAATGCTATGGATGTAGATACAGCCGCTACTAGAGATGCTTTATCGGCCCCTACATACTCAACACACAAGTCTATTGGCTCTGGTGCAATGAGATGGAAAGATACTCCCTATGATATAGATGACTTTAATAACATACCTGTTAGTATGAGGCCTACACAATTCTTATCTAGTTTGTCTCCTAAGGGTAGAGCTTATAATAGAAAGGTGCCTACATATAGAAGATGGTTAGAGAAGTTAACTAACTCTGATGTAGCATTAGAGAACCCAGATGGGACATACCATACACAATCAGGAATCACTGCTAGTGATATTAAGACTGTAGATCTAGATGGTTTAAAAGGAGCATTAGCAAATGACTTAGCAGCTAGCTTTAATGGCTTTAATACTGCTAGAGCTGAAGCAGGTGTTCCTAAGTTGTCTGAGAAAGAGTATGGTGAGTACTTATTTAATCAGAGAATTGAAGCTAATAAGATACACAGAACTAAACAAGCCGAGATTGATTTCTTAACAAAACAAGACCCTAAAGCTAATGAGGCTAAGATAGAAGCATTAAAGAATATAGAGTTAATACCTACATTTGAAGACGTTAATATTAAACAAGCTAATGATGCTATAGATACATACTATGGTGAGATGGATGCGAGACGTACTGAGTTTGATAGACAAAGACGTATTAATGAACTAGAAGATATGGAAGAGTTGAATATAAAACAAAAGAAAGAGTTATCTGCTCTACAGTCATATACAACAGGACCATCACTAGATTATACTACTAGGATTATTAATAAGGCTGAATTTAGAATTGACAATACAACTAAGAATAAAGTACTAGCTTCATTACAAAACTCCCCTACAGCTAAGGCAGTAGTTAACCATGGGACTCCTGATGAGATTAAAGAGTATATGGATGAGATGGTTAAAGTAGCTGAATCTATGGTTGAGAAAATAAGAACATCTAATAATGTTGTTACTTTAGCAGATATTATGCCTTCAGGTGGAGCAGCTGGTACTCTAGAAAAAGGTAAGTTCTCCACACAAAGACGTATTGATATAGATGAGAACCTTATGGGTGATCTACTTCAAAAAGATATGTTTGGTGTTCTAGACTTCTACCATAGAGATACTGGTGGTAGATATGCAATTAGGAAAGCCTTTGATGGAGAAGACATTAATAAATTTGACGACTTCCTAGATGTATATGGTAGGGACTTAGCAGAAGAATATGATATTGCTGGCTATAGTCCAGGTGAAGTAGCTAATGCTAATGCTGATCTTAAACGTGTATTTAATGATATACGAGGTACAGCTGATATTGTAGATAATCCAGATCACTGGTTTAATCAAACTAAGAATGGCTTAACGGCCCTACAGAATATTAGGTTTGGTTTAGGATTTGGTGTTACTGCTCTATCTGAACTAGGACCTACAATGGCTATTGGTGGTGTTCAGAGTCTTAAATATTTAAGAGTTGGTTTTAAAGAGGCATTAAATAAAGTTACTAATAAACAAGTAGCTACTGAGTTCATACAAGAACTACAAGGTATGGGTATAGGTATTGACCTACAACATAGTAAAGTAGTTGAAAGATATGTAGAAGGTAGAGCTGACTTTGAGAGTAATGCTTTAATTAATGTATTAAGACAAGGTGAGAACGCTGCCTTTAGATATGGTGGATTAACAGTTGTTACTGATACTATGAAATCTATGGTAGGCGGAGGATACACCTCAAAGATATACAATATAGGTAAAGGTCTAAGAGAGGGTACATATAAGCTATCAGCTCATGAGGAAGCTTTATTCTCTAGGCATGGACTAACAGTTGATGATTTAAAATCTATTGCTGATGCTCCATTTATATTTGATGCTGATGATAAGTTAATTAACTTTAATATGGAGAATTGGGAACCTGACTTAGCTCTTAAAGTTAAGGTAGCTATTACTAGAGCAGTTAAAGGGAACATCCTAGAGCCTAGTGCTATGGATCTACCTTGGGACACATCTAATCCTATGCACGCCTTACTATTCCAATACTTAAGATTCCCTGTAGCGGCAACACCAAAGCTACTACAGAGAGCTATAGCAGAGAAAGACATGGGAGCTGCATTAGGTGCTATGGTGTCTACACTAGTGATTGCAGGTAATACATATATTGCTGGACAAGTGGCTGCTAAAGTAGGTGATGTATTGGGTATCACAGATGCTGATGGCTATGATGATATCTTTAATGATGAGGATCAACAGAAAGAACTAGCTAAAGAACTATGGCATAAACACCCATACCTAGGTGTAGTACCTACATTAGTAGATGCTGGACTAGGACTAGCTGGAGAAGCTCCTCTTGGTAGTGATTATAAGAGAGGTGTAGCTGGTATTACCGGTGCCTCTGCAGGATACCTATATCAAATGGGTGGTGCTTTAGGTGATGTAGTATCGGAGCCTGGCACATTAACAACAGGACAAGCACACGCTATTAAAGCTAACATACCTATACTTAGATTACCTTTCTTAAAGGAACTGAGTAGGGATTATATGAAAGAAGAATTTTAAACATGGCAAATAATAAAGCAACAATAGAAGCCCTTGATGGGTTACACGGGAAGATGGCTGAGTACTTTATCAGTCGTCTAAACCAGACAGAAGAGGTGCTACCTCCAGGTGAACTAAGTGCTATACTTAAGTTCTTAAAAGATAACTGTATAACAGCTGACATAGCTGAAAGTAAACCAATGCAATCATTAATTGCTCAGTTCGCAGCTAATGAAGAGATGTACGAGACGGCTTAAATGTCTTAAGAGGTACTAGGAGTAGGGTAACAATAGTTATGCCCTCCTGGTGCTTCCTATGGTCATTTAAAACATATATAAAGAAGGAGATAACATGACAGAACAAGAACTTAAACAATGCGTACAGCAATTCCCTATATTTTTAAAAGAGGTATTCCATTGTATTAACCTACCAGAGCCTACTCCCCTACAGAGAGATGTGGCTAAGACACTACAAGAAGGAGATACCAGACTACTGATACAAGCCTTTAGGGGGCTGGGAAAAACATATATGGCTGGAGCTTATGCAGCTTGGAGATTACTAAGGGACCCTAATGAGAAGGTATTGATTATATCGGCTTCAGGAGGGCACGCCACAGCTATATCTACGTTTATTCACAAACTACTAGTGTCCGTGCCTCTATTAGAACACCTACAACCTGGTAGTGATCAGAGGAATTCAGTTATGGCTTTTGATGTTAGTGGTTGTGAAACTACTGTACAACCTAGTTGTAAGTGTCTTGGGATAACCTCACAACTACAGGGTAACAGAGCCTCATTACTTATTGCTGATGATATTGAGACCTCTATTAATAGTGCCACAGAAATAATGAGAGCGAAAATAATACAACAGGTAGCAGAATTTGACTCAATTTTACAAACAACTGAGGGAGCTTCTATCTTAGGATTAGGTACTCCACAAACAGGTGATAGTATTTATAATAGGTTTACTGATAAAGGTTTCCGTGTTTGTATCTGGCCGAGCCGTATCCCTGAAGACCCTGCTTTATATGAAGGCAAACTAGCTCCTTATATACAAAATATGATAGACTACGGAGGTAACATAGGTGACCCTACAGATGTTAGGTTTAGTCATGAGGATCTCCTAGAGAGAGAAGCATCAGTAGGGAAGAGTTACTACAACCTACAGTATCAATTAGATACAACATTAAGTGATGCAGATAAGTACCCATTGAAGCAGGAGGATCTAATCGTATCAGATATTGATACGATAAAGGGTCCAATATCAATGGGATATAGTTCACAACGTAAGGACTTAATTGATCTACCTAACCTTGGATTCACAGGAGACTGTATGTTTGGTCCTGGTCGTATTGATGAAGACTACACAGACTATCACTATAGTATCATGTCTATTGATCCCTCAGGTAGGGGGAGTGATGAGATGGGGTATGCAGTAATGAAGTACCTACATGGTAAGATCTATGTGGTGGATGTAGGGGGCCTACAAGGTGGATACAAGGATGAGAACTTATTTAAGCTAGCTCACATCGCTAAGGTACACAATGTAAACACAATCTATACAGAGAGTAACTTTGGGGATGGGATGTTTGATCAACTACTACAACCTATCTTAAAGAAGGTACACCCTGCTGCCATAGAAGAGGTAAGAAGTAGTAAGCAGAAGGAACTACGTATTATTGATACAATGGAACCACTACTTAATCAACACAGATTGGTATTTGATAAGACTATGGTTAAGAAGGACATTGAAGGAGCATTAACTGATGCACAGAAACTACCTTACTCATTGATATATCAGATGACACACATCACTAGACAACGAGGATGCTTAAGACATGATGATAGGCTGGATGCATTATCTATTGGGTTGCAGCAGTTGGTAGAGACAGTGGGGGTGGATGAAGATGACATGGTTAAGGACTATAAGGAGGAGCAGTTAGATGCTACTCTTGATAAGTGGATGGAGGACATGGAGAGCTGGATACCTGGTGCCGCTGGTAGTAGGTAATGCACAGACGACACAAAACACAGGTATTGGTAGTAGGTAGGTACGATGGGTAGGGGGCTGGAGGTAGTTTTATACCTCTAGTTGTTGCAGATACCGAGAAAGATGTTACAGGGGGTTGGGGGTTAATTACATATATGTCATGAGTTATAGCCTTATGTAGGTTTACCTGTGTTTAGAGTGTTGAGTCATGAGATCTATGTTTTGTGTCCCCCACTTGTGTTCATACTTGTGTTCAGGGTCTCAAGGTAGTTTCAAATAATGTTGGGAATTTGTAAGGGGGTATATATACATAGCCACCCCCACTGCTTCCCCCATCGACCCAACATGTGTTCATACTTATGTGCAAGGTATCGCCAACACTACCGCTCCTACCTGTGTGCAACTTGTGTTCAGACTACTGCTCCAACACTTATGTCTATATATGTATATGTGTTATCTGTCTATATGTATGTACACAAATGTCCAAAAGTTGGGCACCTTATTTTGTTGTAATTGATACCTATTATCATTAACATTACATAATTTATTTTGATGTAATTGATACCTGTTAACATTACCTAATACATAAGCATAATTTAAGCTACATTATTGTATTCACGCACGCACGTGTTCCATTATATGTAATTGATATACTATCTTATTTTATAATTCTTTTATTTTATCATATACAACATTAAGGTATATTTAAGCTTACATGTGTTATAATTCTTTTATCAA